ACACGAAGTACAGCGGCAGGCGAGCTCGTGGCGCAGCATCAGGGCTTCTCACCCACAATTCGCGGCGGCAGGAGAGCACCGTTGTAGTCGCGCACCCCTGGCTCCGGCTCACTCGTAAAGGGGATGGGTGGTCCGGTCGGATCATCGGGGTTGTCGTAGCCGCCGGGGAATCCGAAGTGCCAATGTCGGTCGGTGCTAACGCATCCAATGAAGATGCACCGCTCGCTTGTCATCGCCACACCCGCACTTTTGCGGTCGGCCAGTCCCGACACTTGTCCGCGATCCAGACGAGGAAGGCAAGAGCACCGTCGTAATCGCCCCAGCCGTTCGGCGGGTTCATGGCCCGGAACACTTCGGGCGACTCCATCATTTCCCCGATGGCGCGGCGGATGGTCGGTTCGAGGTCACGCGCTACCGGCTCGGGATCGAGCAGGTCGCCCAATGTGACGCCGCCGAGGGCTCGATACCACATGCCCGAGACATTGGACGTGTAATTGCGCCAGCCGTCCTCTAGGTCCGGGTTGTCATCGCCCGCCCCAACGTCCGCGAAGAACGTCACGTCGTAGCTCATCAGGGCTTCTCAGGCTCGGACTTCTAGTGACTGCTTGGCTCGGATGATGAGGTCCACGGCATTGGCGACGGGAGCCGGGTAGTCGCTGGTCGGAACGCCTAGCTCACTGAGGGCAGCGTCCAGCAGCGTCTCGGGGGTTCGTCGTTCCAACAAAGGCTGAACGATCTTCTCCCAGCCTTCGCGGGCCTTGCCGCCCGGTGCGAAATCATCGGCGCCGCTGCACCAAACCAGGGCGTCCCGCAAACGATCCTCGATGCCCACAAAACCCGGTCGCGCATCGGTCAGCATGTCGCTCTCTCCTTCATTGAGGTTGTGCAGAAACGGCGTTTCCACCACGTCTATGAGTTCGCGCAATACACACTCGTCGCCGTGGTGGTGCTCGTCGTAGCCGCAGTACGGGCAGTTGTTCAATGCCCGCAGAACCGCTCCCGTGGCGTAACGGATGCGGCGGTACTCGTCCTTCGTCAGCTCGCTCATCGGGGCTCCTGGGGCTCGACTGGAGCTACCCCGCCTTCATTGACGGAGAGGCGGGCGTCCGGTGACGACAAAGCGGTCCGATCCGGTGGACCGTCCGCGACTGTGGTATCCGGCTTTGTCGCGGTAATCATCTGCCCCTGCACGTCCGCACTAGTCCCACGGACGCTGCTCAATGCCCGGAAGTCATGGTCGCACCCATGCTTCTCGCGTAGATGGCGCTCAAGGTCGATGGCATAGAAGGCGAGCACGGCGCGACGGTTCTCCAACTCCTCCCGCTCCCCCACTGCTCCGAGGACTCCCTGCTGGGTCATGGCTGTGGCTCCGACTCGGATACGACCCTGGCCGTTTCTTCGAGAATAGAGCGGGCCATTTGCAAACGTCGCTTAGCAGGGTCGGGGTCGTGGCGAATCTCGTCGGCCCACCATTCCAAGTCTGTCACTCCGAGAGCGTCCGCTAGTTGCTCCGGGTTGATGACCGTCTCTTGCTCGACCGCATCGGAACATTGGCATGCACTACAACCCGCATGGTGTTGAACCATCCGCGTCTCCGTCATGCCCCACCGTCCCGTTCATATGCGTTGACTGCTTCGACAATGAGGGCCGCGTTGGCTGCTCGATCGCCGTAGGTGTCGTCCAGTTCCGCTATAACCTTGGCGCCCGACCCATCCGCGTCCACTACAACGGCCCAGCCGCCTCCCTCGATGGTGTCAAGGCTCCACGGTCGCGGTGTGGCGCGCTGCAGCAATCCGGTCATCGGTCCGACTCGGATGCGAGGGCATCGAGGATGGCGCTGATGTCGTCGTTGTAGGCGTTGACCCGTCGCTTGCCGTCAGGACGAAAGCCATCCGCGTGCATCAGTTCGTCCCTGATCCGCTCCACCACCTTGCGGCGTTCGAGGGCGGCGTTTGCCTGCTGAATCGCGGCGATCCACTCGTCCTGAGTTGCAACCGATACATCCTCTTCCTCGGTCATCGCCACGGCTAACAGCCGCTCCAACGCCGCCCGCAAGTCCGGTGGAGCTACCCCACCTTCATTGACGGAGAGGCGGGCGTACTCCGCGGCAATGGCTTCGGCCTCGATGCGCCAGACCTCCGGGTTTCGTTCACCAGCAAACGAGGTCGGCCACTCGCCTCCCTTCTCCTCCCAGTCGCGCTTGTTGACGTTCCACGTCGCTTCGGCCAACCGCTCCACGTCAAGCGGCTCCTCCCGCTCCCCCACTGCTCCCCCGGCGTGGACCGCAGGGTCAGGGCAGTATCGGTCGCCCGCCATGATCGCCTTCGCCGCCTCAATCTCTCCACGCTTCCATGCGGCGCGCTCCTCGTCGGTCGGTTTCCCCACTGCTCCGGGGACTGAGCCCGACGATTCTTCGACGGAAGGAGTGGGCCGCCACGTTACGGTTCCATCCTCGTTGGCCTCCGAGATTCCAGGGTCGGTCCAGTCTGCTCCGGGGACTGAGGATTCGGTCATGCTGCCACCAGTTTCAGCCCGAGCTCATCAAGCACTTCGACAAGGAAGTGGGCCGGCGGATTCCGCTTCTTCGACCGGCGCTGTGCCTCCCGAACGGCCATATCGAAGATCAGGAGGTCGCGCATCCGCTTGTCCTTTGACGCGACGGTGGTTGTGGTCACGATAGTCATGCTGCTGCCTTTCTTCCAAGTGCTGCTTCGATCCACGCCAGGGCGCGACCATCTTCGACTTGACGTGGGGTGGCCCGGATCACGCGGTACCCCAGGATGGCGGCGGCCGATTGCTTCTCTGCATCCGCTTCCACGCCCGTTCCTCGGACGTGGCGGCCGGCCACGAAGGCTCCCCCGTCGATCTCGACGAGGACGCCGTTGGCTCGGTGGGTCGCCACCACGCCGCCACCCAGGTTCTCCTTCCAGACTTTGCCGAACACCACGAAGTCGGCCCGCCACTCGCGCTTCATTGCGAGCTTGGCGAAGCGGTACTCCCGCTCGAACGGAATCCCCGCCTGCTCAAGCTGCACGGCCAACAGGATCTCGGCCGGACTCCCGGTGGGCAGCCCTGCGACTTCGGAGCGGGTGAGGCGTCCTCGACGGGTCATGCTGCCACGCTTTCGTTTGCGTTCAGCCACGCTTCGAGCTCATCGAAGTCAGTGGGGACCGGATCAGCCGGCCGCTGCTTGATCCAAAGACCGATCGCTCGGCGCGTGATGTCGGCCCGACGCCGCTCCTCGTCGGTCACGGATTCGGCCTTCTCCTTGAGTCGTTCACGCTCGAGACGCGCAGCCTCGGCCTGGGCTTGTTCACGTTCGATCTCGCTCTCCCTGACGCGCTCGGCCAATGCCAGCTCGACGGTGTGCTTGAGCACCCACGGCTTGACCTTCGGGTTCTTTGAGTGGAGCCGGGTGTAGGCCAACTGGATCTCGTCGCGTACCCACTCCTTGCCAAACCGTCGGTCCAAGTCCTCCCAGGCTTCGACGTACTCGGCATCTCCGAGCCAACGCCCTCCATTGACGAAGTAGCGGCAAGCGAGGGTTGCTGAATCCTCAGCGGCCGGCAAGCCTTCTCCCGGCTGGGGTGGCTTGCTGTTGGCTGTGGCTGGGGAGGGGGGCTGGGGCTGAACGCCCGCGTGGGTATCGTGACCTTCTCCGTCACGACTCGTGACATCCTCGTGACCGTTGGACTCCGCTCGTGACCGCCGCTTGCGCTCTGCGGTGGCTTCTGGGGAGTCGGACGGGTACTGAGGCCGGTCATGGTCCGCCCGGTCATGGACAACGACGCGCCCATCCTCAACATCGAATAGGGTCAGATCCACCAACCGCTGGAGCATCGCTTTGGGGTTAGGTATGCGTCGGCGTCGGAGGATCAGCACCGCCTCATCCCAGTCTCGAATAACAGCCCGATCTCGCAGCTCAGCCGCAGAGCGGAGAGCCAACCAGGCACCGAGCTCGAGGCCCGACATCTCACGGAACTTCGGGTGCTCCTCGATCTGACGGGCATACACGCGGAACCAGCGCCCCTTGTCGCTCATGCGGCGTCCCTCCAGCGCGCAACCTGCTGGAGCATGTGCGGCACTTCCCAATGCTGAATGCGGATTACCCGGTAGCCTGCGGCCCGCATGACCTCATCGCGAGTGGCATCCGACTCAGCCTTCTCCTCGTGCGAGCTGCCGTCCACCTCGATGACGACCTTGTTGGCGCGATCGAGGAAGTCCACGATCCAGCCCATGACCACCTGTTGGGGCTCCACATCGCAGCCTAGGTGGTACAGGACGCGGGCCATCATCCGCTCGGAGGTCGTCTGGTTCTCGCGCAGATAGTCAGCATAGGCGCGCTTGGGATCGCCACCCGTGCGGGCGGCTTCCACCGCCACGTCGGGCTCGAGGCCCATCATCCGGAGGATCTCGCCCAACCGAACAGGGCGAGACTCAAAGTCGCTCATCGACTCACCTCCAAGGCGGTATCAGGAAGCACTGTCGTCGGCACTGGCGGCTCACCCCGCACGGGCGTCACGGTCACCGCGAACAAGCCAGCGGGCGGGTCCAGCCCCAGCGCCCGCACCTGGTCGTGGGTGAGGTCGATCAGGCGCCGATCGGTTTTCCAATGGCACATGCAGAACTGGGCCGGCGTGACGATGATGGTGACGCCGGTGACGTGGCTCTGCACCGAGACCGTCGTGCATTCTTGCCACGGATAGGTGCACCACTGGGCCGCCGCGATCGGGCCGCCCCATGTCGAAGCCACGCCCTCGGTGGGTCCGTCCAGCGTGCAGCCCTTCGTCCCGGCCGGGTGCCATGGCGTCTCCGGTTCGGGCTGGCACGTCTCGTCTCCTGCTTCCGTCACCGCCACGAACACGAGCAGCGCCACGACCGTCCAGAACAGCAGGCCCACGACGAGGAGCGAGACGACCTTGACGAGCTGGATCACGCCGCCCGCTCTTTCTGCTCTCGCAGCAGCGCACGCTTGGCAGCCATCCAGCGTCGGGCGTAGGAGCGTTGACGCTTGCGCTTGCGTGCCTCGCGGCGTGCCAGGGCTTCGAGATGAGCCGGGCTGTCGGCGGTGTGCTGCCGGTACTTCGAGGCCCGGTACGGCTCGTGGCACATCAGGCAGCGGCGGATGGCGTAGCGGCTCTTGCGGAAGTGGGCGTAGCGGCGGCTCTCGGCGCGGCCGAAGAACGAGCCCTTGGCGATGCGGTGCTCCTCCGTCTCCCACCAGGCTCCACAACGAATGCACTGGCGGCGCCGGACCCGGACGTGCTCCGCGTCCTTGTCGGTGTCCTTGACGTAGGACTCCTCGCAGCCGCAGTCCCAGCAGCCCCATAGGCCGGTCGATTGCTTGGCGGCATCGTCGGACCACTGAATCTGCTCGGCGGTGCGCTGCGCTACCATCGCTCGCCTTCATTGACGTAGGAGCCGCGTAGAGCTCCGGGAAAGCGCCCAGTCATCACGCGACCTTCTTTGAGGGAGGAGCGGGAGTTTGGATGATTCGTTCTGCCCACTCTGAATCCCTTATCGGTTCCCCGAAGAACTGCTCAGCAATGACCTGTCGCCATGCCCATCCCGGAATCGCTCCTCTAGAGTGATTGCCACCTGCGACGGCACGGGCGCGACGCTCGATCTGATCCAGCGATTCAGCGATAGAGGTCATGCGTCATCCCATCGGTGCCAGCCGGTCCACCAACGACGGACGAAGCGGATGATCGGCCCCTGGCCCTCCAGCCAGCCGAACCGGCCCGGCCCCCAGTCAATGCGTGAAGCCCACGGCCCGACAAAGACTTGGAAGCCGTGACGGTGGCGGAAAATCCTCACTTCTTCGTCCTCTCCTGCCGTCGCCCAAAGTGTTCAGTGAAGTGACCTTCTTCGATGGGGTCGGGCCAGCCGCACTGACAGCGGAGGTATCCATCTGTCGTGTTGGTCGCGTAGATGACGGGCTCATGCCGTATCGCCTCGTCCGCGCGCTCTACGGGGGTCCCTCCTGAAACGGTCGAACGCCTAAGCCATTGGATAGCCCTCATCGCCGCTCCTCCTTCCTAGTCCGTCGCTTCACCCTCGCCTCCTTCATGGAGTCCAACCGATCAGAGTCAGCGCGACGTTCGGCTTCTTCTTTGAGGGAGTAGCGGCGGGCCGAAGCTTTGAGGGCGGCCCAATGGTCGGCAAGATCTCAAAGACGTTTCCGTGATAGATCGTGACCGCTCCATCCTCGTAGTACGGCTTCATGTCCGCCTCTCACGGTCTTGTGGCATAGCCACAGGGGTCGGAGTTCCACCGAAAGAGGTCACGCCGCCTCCTCCTCAAAGAGAGGTAACTGCTCCAGTTGGGCTTCCGCTGCCGCCATGCGCCGCGCAGCCCGCCTCATGGCCCGCGCCACGATGGCCTGGGTGATGTAGCGCCGACGTAGGGCGTTGGCGGCGCTACGGGCTTCCTGTGCGCTCTGGGCTAGGTGTACGCCGCGGTCCCCGGACACGATGGGATGACCATCGAGCCGTGCGGCTTGGATGGCGGCCTCGACCTCGCGCCGTGAGACTCCGGCGTGCTCGGCGATGTGGCCGATGGTCCGGGCTTCGGCGGCCGACGCTCCGATGAGGGTGAGCAGGTGGGCGGGAGTCATGCGGCCTCGACTCGCTCCAAGTAAGCGACGAGCAAGGGTCGCCACGTCTTGCCGTAGTCCGTCTTGAGACGGTGATGCCAGCGACAAAGAACGACCATGTTGCTTCGATGGGTGGATGACTTCATGCCAATGCCACCGGATGCTCGAACGTGGTCTACGTCGAGCGGGCCTTCGCACCGGACCTCGATGTACGGTGGGCCATTGTCCGTAGCCCTCATGGCCACGCAGCCCCGGTCCCGTTCGCGGACGTACCGCTTCTCAGCGGCCTCGTCGGGCGTGTCGCGCTTCACCTTCGGTGCCTTGCGAGGTAGCGGTGCTGCGAAGGGACCGGATGGACGGGTCATTATGCCCGTACCTTCGCCTTCGCTGCCTTTGCTTCGGCCCGCAGAATGGCGTCCTGTACCGTGCCGGGTTCGGGCGTTACTTCCTCGCCGTTCGTCACGGCCAGGATGTCGTCCATGAGGTCATTGGGTGCCGCCGACTGAGACGGAGGGGGAACCGCCTCAGTCGGCGTAGCCGCATCGGAACCCGACGAATCGGGGCTGCCCTCCGACATGGCGTTGTCGGCGGCGGGGCCCGAGCTAACCCCGCCGCCCGCCGGGGCGGAAGGGACTCCGCTACCCGGCTGCTCAATGAACGCTTCCCGGATGTGGTCAATGAGCCTGTCCATGCTCACGTCACTCATCGGTCGTTCCTTGGGAGGGATGCCGGCGTTCGCGGCCATCACCTCAACCGTGGCGTTGTTCAGATTGTGGTCGGCCATGAGGTCGGCCAGCTCATCGCGGCGATAGCGGGTGGGCTGCACCGGAGCCGGGGCCGCGGACCTTGACGGGGGTTGCGCCTCCCGCTTTGGAGCCCGTTCGCCCCGCTCCGGCTGCTCATACGATCCGTGGTAATCGGGATCGTCTCCGGTGACGATGTGGTAGAGCATGAAGAAGGCGTATTTGCGTGCGTTGCTTTGCGCTTTGGGCAGTGCCTTGTCGCCCGTGTCGGCTCCCTGGCCGAACGTCTCGAAGCGCAGCGATTCCTTGCCATCGGTGACATGCCAACTCGTCTTGATGTTGCCGATGAACTGCTTCTCACTGAGGCTCAGGCCCATCGACAAAAGCTCGACGTGCTCAGGGATCATCACGATGCCGGCCTCGGCCATCTTCGGAGTGACGGCTTCCATGACATCGGAGTCGCGGGCGAACTTGTAAGTTGGTCCGCTGCCCTGCGACGTGATCTTGCCCTTTTTCTCGACCCGTCCGACCTCGCCCATGATCCGGGCGAGACGGAAGGCAAGTGTCTGCTCGGTGGTCATGCTGCCTTCTTTCCAGGAGCCCGGTGCTGCCGCCAGTACTCCCGCTGATAGCGACGGGTGCAAGCGCGGCACTCACGGGTACCCCGCTTCTTGATAACTGTGTTCTCGGGCGTGTACTCATGGCCATGGATGCAATGGGTCCTATGACTGCCGGGGCCATTTAGTCCACGCCGAACGTTCTCTAGGCGGGTCACTGGTTCCAGATGGCTTGGATTAGCGCAGGCTCGATTGCGGCAGAGATGGTCCAGTTCTAAGCCAACCGGAACGATGCCCACTAAGGTTTCGTAGGCGACCCGATGCACGACTCGGGCTCGCTTACCCACGCCAATGACGCCATATCCCCCCGGGGTTTTAGCGCCGGTCCACTGCCAACAGCCGCGTTCGGTGATGACGACACGCGCCATGAGGCGGTCCATGACTGGGCCTCTCATGCCGCAGCCTTCTTTGGGGCGCGGGCCTCGCGCACCTTGAGCGCAGCGCGCCGGCCGCCCTCAGTGCGCCAGCCACGGTCCTTGCATTCGGTATGGAGGTGTTTCGCTACGGGGTCGCCGTTATGGACGCCCTCCCCCAGCGCAGCGGTGTTGATCTCGAAGTGATCGGGGATGTGCTTGACGTACTCTGGCGACATGAGGCTGATGATCGACATGTACTCCTGCACGCCCGCGTCGCCCCAGTTGCCCTCGTCGTTGCAAGGCCACTCCACGTCGAAGGCTTCCCACGCGACCGTGATCGGCCCCAGTCCATCGGGGTACTGACGGACTACCTCTTCGACTAGCCCGTCCTTCTTGGCCTGCCTGATGACGCGATTCATGCGGAGCTGCATCTGATGGAGGATCGCCAAGAACGCGAGCCGATCCTCGAGCGGCATCTCCGGATCGAGCAGTCCGGCCATGGCGTCGTTGATGACCTTCGGCGTGGCGAGGGTGGTGAGTTGATTGGTCACTGCACCACCGCCTCGCCGGTCACTTCTTCGATGCGGCGCAGGGTCCACAACGAGGGGTAGTGCAGGCCGTTCTCCCAGTACGACACGGCAGCGCCGTCTGCATAGCCCACCGCGACGGCCAGCCGATTCTGTGTCCAACCCTTGCGCTGGCGCACATCGCGGATGCGTTGGCCCAGCTCGGAGTAGAACTGGTCGATGGGGGTCATTCGTTCGCCGCGATCTCACCGGACCGCTCGTGGTCGGTGTACTCAAAGAGCCGCGCGTGACCTCGGCAGTACCCGTCATCGATGGCGGGCAGGGAGCAGGCTCGACAGGTCAAGGCTTCGACGTAGGCGGATGTCACCATGAAGTCGGCGATCTTGTCGAAGATGTCCAGCTGGTCGGTTCGGCTGACGGCGGGTGTTTCATGGACACTGACGCCAATCCGGGACAAGTCACCGGAAGCACGCATCATTCGGAGCTCTCCTCCGACACCATGCCCACCGTCATGTTCAATGGGGGCGCTATCGGCTCCCTCAATCGGTCGTCGTGACTCACACATGGATCACCCCCAATTCGTGGAGCGCCCACACGATCACCACAACTTCGAGGAAGGCGACCGAGAGCAGGATGTTCAGGAGCCGTACTGGCGGGATGCGAGTATCGACCGGACTCTGCGGGAGCGCCCTGATGGTTCGAGGGGTGCGATTGCGCCGTCGTCCAATGGAGTCCAGGACGACAAGCTCAGACGGGTGGCGCTTGCTCATCGGAGTACCATCCCGGCGTGGCCGCCCGCTTCGACTATGCGGTGTTCAGCGATGACCGATTCGTGACGAATGCCTTGCTCACTGTCCGCGAGGCTAGAGACATGGAGCTCGACGGCTTCCGCTGCTTGCGGGTCCGCGACACTGAGGGCGAGGGGCTGCCACGGTTTCGGGCAAGGCGTTCTGTTCTGCCGCGCCGCGACAGTCGCAGGTGGGACCGCTAGTACGTCGGTCCTAGCACTAGGCGAAGTGGGTAAGTACCCACCCTGAACTAGTAGTTCTGTGATGTTATGAGATGTAGCGGGTACGAGCGTACTAGCACGCTGCGGAATCCGCAGGGCACGGTCGCTACTTCCGCAAATCGTCGTGTCGTTCATGCTGACTTCCTTCCGCGCAGACGAAGCGTCCGAACCGATGGCAACTGATCCATGAACATCCGGGCCAGGGCCAGCGTGGTCGGCGCTCCGGTTCGCAGTCGTGCCGTGCGCAGCTCGTTCTTGGCGGTCTGCTCGGCAATGCCCAGCAGAGACGCGGCGCCCTTGACGGTGCCCTCGTGCCACCAGCCAGCCACCACGTCGAGCTCTCGCTGACTCAGGTTGCCGCGGGTCATGCGGGCACGCTTTCGCGGAGACGAGCGAGGGCGGCCAATGCCTTATCGTGCTTGGCGATCCAGAAGGCGCGGGTCATCACAGGACCAGCCCTGAGATGTGGCGCACATCATGGCGGTACATCGAACAAGAAGGGTCGAAGCCGTCTGCCTCCCGACGAACGACCGCGACCTTCTCGTTGGCCCACGCCCAGTGCATCGGCTCGCAAATCAGGATGTCGCCCTTCTGGAGTCCGAAGTCAGGATCATCAATAAGTAGCTCGTAACGGGGTGGTCCCTGGCTCATGCCGCTCCCCCATCGCCATCCGGCACCCAGGCGCCGAGTCGATAGAGGCTCTTGACCGGCAGGTTGCGCTCAGCCAGTCGCTTGGCGAACGGGCTCATCTTCTCGGTGATGGGAACCGGACAGACAGGACCGACGCGCTTCTGTCGGCGCTCGACAATCCTGGTCAAGAGTGGGGTGGTGCCCATGGTGTACGCTTCTCCTGTCTGAGCCGGTGCCTCTGCCTTCACGGGAGAGGGGCGCCGGCTCTGGCTATGCGGCCTTGACGGTTCGCTCGGTGATGACTTCGATGCCGTAGCGCTGCATTGAGCGGTAGACCGTTGACGGCGTCACTTCGAGCGCGACCGCCGCCTTGATGAGATCGCCGTCAGTCGCTTTGAGAGCGGCGATGATCTCGTCCTTGGTGTACTTGGGCTGGCGGCTCATTCGTCCTCGATTCCCGTCATGTGCTCTGCATTGTGCGCCTAACGCTATGGACCTGTCAAGCGAATAGGGCTATGCAGATTGCGTGAAACGCGATAAGGTGGTGCGTCTAGGCACCACGAAGGACGAGGACGTGATCGGCGCAGACCGCAATGCGGTCATTCAGGCAATCCGAGCGGCACGCACCCGAGCAAGGCTGACACAGGAAGCGGCAGCAGCTCTAACGCACCACGCCACGTCCACGATCAGCCGATGGGAAACCGGCGGGCTCCCCAACAAGTGGGACGATCTCATTGAGTACGCCCACGCTATGAACCAGCAGATCGTCCTAGAGTTCGGGCCATCGCCGGACGCAACGAAAGAACCCCCGCCCGAATGGGCAGGGGTACTGATGGCGCGAGACGAGCTGGCAGCCTACGTCGATCAAGCCAAGGATGAAGTGCTCAATGCCATCGATGCTGGGCGTAATGATCTGATCGACGCGATCGCCCAACGGGTGGCGGAACTAGCCGCGCAGAAGCTTGACCGAGAGAATGACGAAGAAGGGCACGACGGAAACCCGGATCGGCTGCCAGGGTCGCAGGAACCGCCGCCAGCCCCAGAGCCATGATGCGTTCGGCCAAGTGAAGGATGGCAATGTCGATGACAGCCAAGAGCAGCATCCCCTTCTACCCCAAGAGTACGGCCCGACGTGACACCTAGTCGGTCGTTATCCACAGCCGGTCAAGGAATAGTGGTGACGCGAGTCGCCATCAATTGGCGCACCATCGCGTTGGTTCTCGTCGGAGTGCCGAGCATCATCGTGTCGGCGGTCCTGATCTCGCTGCTATTCCTTGATGGAGAGTCCTTCGACTGGTGGACGTTCGAGATCGCAGCCTCGCGGAGTCCCGCCACGATCTACGAATGGGGCCTCCCCTCACCCTACGCCGGCGAACCGTACAGCTACCGCTACGGGCCGCTGTTTGCGTACCTGATGACGCCCATCACCGCGCTCGGTTTGTGGGTGTGGCGGCTGCTCCACCTCGCCGCCCTGCTGCTACTTCCCCGCCGGCTAGCCCTCATCACGCTGGTGTTCGCGCCGTTCTGGTATGACGTGCTCAACGCCAACGTGATGACCTTCGTGTTCGTGGCCGCGTGGTTCGCCATTCAGGGCAATCGCTGGGGCACGCTGGCCTTCTTCGCCCTGCTCGTGATGGTCCCCCGACCCTTAATGCTCCCTATCGCGGCGTGGATCGTCTGGCAGCGCCCTGAATGGAGACTACCGGCAGCGGGCTTCGCGGTGATAGGACTTCTGACGCTGGCGTGGCCAGGATTCCTCCCGGCTCTCGTCAACAGCGGAGAGCTCGCTGCGATCAGCGACAAGCTGTGGGAGCCGGGACTGTGGTGGTTCGCTATCGGGCTCCCGCTGGCAGGATGGTTGACGTGGAAGGGGCGGGTCGGACTGGCCTCTCTGGCGGTGAGTCCCTACATCCTGCCCCACTACTTCCTGATGCTGCTGCTAGAGCTTAGGAATAACCGGTGAGAGAGGTTACCCAGTGGGAGTGGGCGCTGCTAGTTGCGCTGGCGGTCATCGCCATTCTGTGGGCGGCAATGCAGCCACCACTACCCTACTACCCGTAAACCTTCGACAGACTGAACACCTCCGTCTCGGTGGCGCCGGGACTGACTGACAGCGCCCAACCTTTGGCAACAGCGGTGATCTGCGTCCCCGTATCAGTGAACGCGATGGTCCCGTACATCTGCTTGCGAGTCTGATATGGGCCGTGGGTGAAGGTGCCGCCAACATTGGTGAACGCCGCATCCAACGGCGCGAACTGGACGTAGGGCGGGCCATCCGTCACGGCACCGGGGTCAAACTGGGTATTCGTACCATCGTCACCCGCCAGTTCATGGATATCCGCCCCGAGCAGGAGCAAGCGGGAGGTCAGGTCATTGTCCTCGAAATATTCGGCCAGCTCCTGGCGCTCGGTGCTGAACGACTCCCAACCATCAGTGAAGCCAACCGTGGTACCCCACCATGACCCGATCTCTAGGACGATGCAGGGCTCGGTGGCTGCAAGCAATGTGTCCTTGAGCCATTGTTTCTGCGTGGCCCCGAGACGTGTCTTGGCGGCGTCATCGGTCGCAGTGTTGGCGGTCCGTTCGGAGCGGATGTCGAGCAGGATGAACCGCACCCGACCGATGACGAAGGTCTGGTAGATCGACGCCGCTGGGACGGTCCAGTGCGGCACATAGTCACGGTACGCCTGCTGCGCTGCCGCCTTGCCGGTGTACGTCCCGTCCGAGTCGTTGGGGCCGTAGTCGTGGTCATCCCACACGTAGGCGGTCGGACACTCGCGGATGAGTTGCGCAAAGCGAGCGTTGGCAATCACGTCCTTGTACGCCGTCCGATACGTCGCCACGTTGGTTGTATTGAGGTTGCGGTAATGCAGATCTCCCAGGTGGATGAACAACAGCGGGTCGCGGTCACGGATGCGGTCGAAGGCAGGGGTGTTCGAGGTCTCAGCCGCGCCCGGATAGTCTGGAGCGTTGCCGCTGTCACCACTGGCGGCGATGGTGAACGAGGCGGCTCCGCTGGGAAAGGTTCGCAGCTTCCCCGTCAAGTCTGCTCCGGCGAAGCCGAAGTAATACTGAGTGTTGGCTGTCAGCCCCGACAGAGTGCAAGTCCACACGTCATCAGAGCCTTCACTGCCCGCCGCAGTCGAATAGCCAGCCAGTCCCGGGTCGGTCGAGTAGCGCAGCGTCACCGATGTCGCGTCGGTGCTGCGGGCCTTGACCGTGGCTCCCGTGGTGGAGACGTTGCCGACCCAGGCGTGGATGACGGTGATGGGGTCGGGTTCCGGCTCTGGCTCCACGTCAAGGCCGGTGCCACCACCCCCACGGGTCTGCACGCGGCGTGCGAAGGTCACATCGACGCCTTCCCGGCACGATATAAATCAGCGGCCTCAGCCTCAGTCAGGACGCGATTCCAAACGGCCCAGTGCGCCATGAGCCCATCGAAGTCGAGATTGGTGCCGGCCGAATTGAGTCCGAACTTCGGATCGGTCGCTGCCGCCACGAAGGTTTGGTCGGCTGTGGTTCCCCCGCCGGGGTCGGACACACCATCGACATAGCACTTCGTCGTGGTGCCCGTCTTGGTGAAGATGACATGGTGCCAGCCCTTGGTATAGGGCGAGCCCCAGTCCGTCGTGGCCGTGGCGAACACGTCACCCGTCCCGGCCTTGCGCAGAACAAGACGGCCGGCATTCGTTCCGGCCGGGAACCATGGCCCGAAGTCCCCGACTCCGAAGTGGCATAGCACCGGCCCACCGCTGGCATCGTCGCCTTGCCCCGTGCGGTTGAACCAGCCGCCCACGCTGAGCGTGTTGCCGGGGTGGTACGAAGTGTGAGTCGGCACAACGACAGCAGCGTCGTTGTTAGCGAACTTCAACGAGCCCGAGCCGATGAAGGGCCCTGCACCGAATACCGTATTAGGTCTGGTAACCGCGATGCCACGCACCAGCTCGCGTTGTCCGTCGCCCTGCATCGAGACATACAGAACGGGGCGCGTAGCGAGCACAACGTCGCTGTACTCCCGCCGTGGCCGACCGAGATCCATCAGTGCTGCCGGATGTGCAGGATGACGGTGATGTCAGAAGTTCCGATCAGCGTCACCACAGAGCGCGTGACGAGCTGGCCGAACAGCGAGGTACCCGCCAGCTTGGCGGAGAGGCCGACGCCGAACCGCGTAGCCGCCGAGTTGTCGGCGAAGTCAGCCCACGTCGTGAACGGGATGACCCCGACCAGGTTGAGGATGTCTGTATCGGACACGTCCAGGGCCGCGTTATCCGTCCCGGCCGTGAAGGTCTGGTCGAATAGCAGTAGGTCCAAAGAAGGCATGGTCGCCGACAGATCAGTGACCACTCCCCCTTCGATGGTGATAGCTCCGCCGGATGCTCGCGCCGAGTTGGCGAAGGTCAGCAGCCCGCCCATGCAGTCCTTGGCGGCGTAGGCCGAAGTCGAGACAGTCGGCGTCTGGGAAACACGCACGATCTTGCCGCCGACAGGCAAGAGCGCAGCGGGCACTGCCGCAGTGCCATCCACGAGACTCTCGGTCCCGGCTGATCCGAGATCGAGCATCATCGCTGGCGTCTTGATACCTGCGCGATCCTTCGTGCGGATGGTGTCGCCACCAGAGCCTAGGTTCGTAATGGTGTTGTCGGCCATGAGGGGTCTCCTAGAGATTCGTGCTGAGGGCTAGGACTGGGAAGGTTCCGCCGCCCGCAGCAGCGGCCGGTGTGTAAGCGCCGTAGTGGTGGCCGAACCAGTTGGTCCCACCATCGAGGGTGACGAGCTTGACGACGTTCACGTCAAGCCCCGTCGTGGCAAGGGTCGGCGCCACACCGCTTGGCCATTTGACCGACGACGGCCATGACACGAGGCGCGAGCCGGTGGCGTCCTGACGGAGGTACAGCATTACGCTGTTCTGTACGCCGCTGACGGGAGCGGTCAGGGTCAGCGTCACCGTTGCTGCGTCGAGTGTCAGATCGTGGGCATTACCGTTGGCCAGGTCTACCGTCTCAGTCGCCCCGGTGTTACCGTGGACCTGGCGCGTCTCTCCGCCGCCACCGACCACAGTCGTGTACGCGGAGTGGTCGTCGTCGGCCAGCCCGGTCAAGCCACCGTGATCGGATACGACCGCTGCACCTGCACTGCCGATCCAGTTCGTTCCCCCATCAAGGGTGAACAGCACGATGACATCGAAGGCCGCTGCTGCCGTCTGGAGGGTCGGGGCGGCTCCACCGATCCACGTGACTGAACCGGGCCATGTGACAAGTCTTGAGCCGGTCCCATCCTGGCGCAGCAGGACCGTGATGGCACACGCCACACCCGCCGTGGCGCCGGTCAGAGTGATGGTGCAGTTGGCTGTCAACGTCACGTCGTGGACATTGCCGGTCACGAGGTCCAAGGTTTCGGTAGACCCCGACGCGGCGACGGTGTTGATGACTTCCTTGCCGCCGAGGGTGGTGCGGACGAAGCCTCCCCCACCGACGTTAATGGGCCCGAGCTCTTGGAGCTGCGCTTCGACATTCGTGCCGGTGTAATACCCACCCGCGTCAGCGGCGGTCACATCCTCGGCCATGTGGTACGGGCCGCCTACCACGATATCGCCATGCTCGTGGACGTGTGACGGTCCTACGAACGTTCCATCGTTGGTACCTACCGTCCCCGTTCCGGTCGCACCTACTGGCTGCGTCGCGGCCCCCGAGCCTTGTACCGCGATACCGATGCCCAACCAAAGACGGGCGCCACCAAATGTCCAGCCCGGTGTCGAGTCACCGTGACCGCCAGCATGTTCAATCGAGGAGTCGTTGGCTGCATAGCACTGCGTCTGACCAGCCACCACGACGGGAGTGGCGTTGACAAGCGGTTCGTTGATACCGAAACCGTTGATGTAGAAAGCGCCCGATGACTCAGCAATGGTCAACTCACCACTGGCGTCAATGCCCTCCGCAGTGACGATCGAGCCGAACGGGTCGGACGAATCAACGTTCTTGAAAAGCCAGAAGCCTTTCCAGCCGGTGTTGCTACTCAATGCACCACTACCAGCCGTGGGATTGAGCAGGTAGAACGCTTGCATGGCGGATCGCCAGCCCAGCGGGTTAGCAATCGAGTGGATGATCCCGGTGCCAGGCACCGATGTCATGACCTGAGGCGTCCCGCCGACCGTCCACGTCGCTGAGAACGGTGTGTCCAGATTCGACTTGTTGAGCATGCAGACCAGCATCGAGTTCGTCAGCCCCGAGGGGATGACGATGGTGTGGTCCCCATGGCCTGCGGTCCCCCGGCCACATTCGACAAGCTCCGCGCTGCCACCGCCGGCGGGCTTGGGTCCCACCGGCAAACCTACCCGCTCAGGCAAGACCTTTTGCGGGCGGTCGAGCATGAGATGCAGGTTGTAGAACCCGTCCACCGCCCCTACGTTCGGAGCGATGGGTTCCTTCTTGCACTGAGCGATCCTGCGCGTCTGGACCGTCCCGAGATATTGGCCCGCCATCGCAGCCGCGGCGCGAATCTCGATCGACATGCCCGCTTCGACAAGATGGACCTCATCGGCCCGAACTTGGATCGTGACCTGATGGGTGACGTGCTCCCGACCGCGATATCTACGGGTCGAGTCGGCGCGACGCTGCGCCTGCGTGGCATTGACGCTGGTCGAGTCGTTGAACGTCTCAGCCCAGTAATCGTAGGCGGTGATGATCGTGGCGTCAGTGGAGACCACAAAGGAGTCATCACCCGACCCGTGGCGGGAGATGAGGGTGCTGATCGGATTCTCGCCACCCATCTCGACCGTGGCATCGCCCTGCTCCCACTGGGGTGGGTATTGGGTCGTCAGGTTGGGCGAGGTGTCGGTGATCCGATAGGTGGACAGGTAAGTGGTGTGGTCGTCCTCATCGATGTACAGGTAGCACAGGTGCGACCCGCCCGAGTGATGAAGAACGACACCGCCGATCTTGCCCTCGACGGCGGCGCAGTCCTCAAGGATCTCACCCAGCGGCGCACCGGCCAGGTACTTCTTGGCGGGCATGGTGACTTCGCCGCCAGCCGCCACGAGGTGAGTAGCGATGACCGTCGTCAGGCGCGGCGAGCCATTGCAGAACGCGGCCAGCGCAGCGAGGGTGCGGGTTCGGCCCGTCTCCGAGGGACGGTCCCAGTGAGCAGTGAGGTTCAGCCCCTTGAGATCGATATTGCCGTCATCGACCCTGACGCTGGCCGCGCGTGAGTCGCCCCATGGCTTGTCGCCGCGACCCCAGCCCTTGTCGGCGATCCGTCCGCGGGCGGTCCAGTACTCAGTTCCTGATGCGTCCTCGCTGACGGTAACCACGTTGTGCGAGGCCAGGTTCTTGGTCAGATCAACGCGCGGAATCTCGCCTACATCATCGTCCACCTCGAACTCGAACTGGCTCGCCGCGCCATTGTCATAGCGGTGCGACGCCGTAAGCAGAGGCTCGGAGTCGTCGCCGAATACCCTCACCTGTGACGTGGCGTTCCACGTCGTTGACCCCACGTCCCCGCCGATGCGGACCGTGACCTTGATCGCCACTAGATCGGCACGGTGAGGCCGGCCATCGGCGTTCCAGCGCGCACCGAGCTGGTCACGATACGCTGCCACTCATTGATGCTGATCTGGTTGGTGATCATGGCCTGGATGATCGGAGAGAATGTGGTGCGCTTGGCGAGGATGCCGCGCTGCACGCCGACCGACTCACGCGTCACGCCCTCGATGCGGGCCAGGTTGCCGGCAGCGACGGCGGCTCGTGACTCAGCGCGGGCGCTGGCCTGCTGAGCGGCTGAGAGATTGCGCTGCGCCCACGGGATAGCATCACGAGCAGCGTTGGCACCACGCTCCGCGGCTGCCGCGACGCGCTGCGCCTCAGGATCACGGACCGAGACCGGACCTGACATCACCTCATTGATGAGCTCCTGGATCGGATCGCCCAGTGCTCGACCGATCAGGCCGCCTACACCCTGCGAGAGCATGCCCCGCATGACGCCTTCTTCGGTGCCGGTGCGAATGTCCTCCAGCGCCAGAAGGCCGCCGCCGATAACGGCTGCCGCTCCAGCCGTCCCGACTGCACCTGCCACCATGCCGCCACCGCGGCCTGCTACTCCCGGCACTCCCCCGCCCGCTCCCGTGACCGTGGCAGCGTTGATGTTCACCACCCCGGCGTTCATGCCGAGCACGCCCTTGATAAGCCCCGAACCGAGCGCCCCGACGATAGACCCCAATGCCCCACCAGTCAGTTTGTTGAGGCCCCAGCCGGTGAGGATGGCGGTCTGCAACCACGGCGGGGCTCCGAGGAAGGCGTCCATCGCCATGCGTGCGCCAGTGCCGGCCGTCTGGAGGGCAGCGCCCACCTGCGCCCATGGGATGTCCTCGGCGAAGTCCAGCGCCGACTCGAAGGCACCGGCCATGGCGCCGCCGAAGTCCTCGATGCCTTGGATGAATGCAGGGTCGGCGGCCAGCTCCTGCATCTTGTCGGACGCCCGCTCGATCAACGGCAGGAAGCCGGTGGCGAGGTGCATCTGCATGTCCTCGATGGCATCGCCCCACCGACGCTGCGCTCCACCTGCACCCTCGCCCAATGCTGCTGCCGAGCCGCCGAGCTGCGTTTCCAGCTCGGCGAGGATGAGCGTCTGTGCCCCGGCCAGGTCGTTCGCCTCGACCATGGCCTTGATCTGATCCTGCTGCGCCTCGGTGAATGAGATGCCTGCCCGGCGCAAAGCAGTGATGCCGCGCACCGGATCTTCGAGCGCCTTGCCGACTTGCAGGATGGCGCCGTTGAGGTCGCCGCCCATGCGGGTCGAGAGATTGAGCGCCGCCTCCATGGCGGGCTCGAACGCATCCTCGCGCACGTTGCGGAAAGTGAGCAGGACGTTGGCGCCTGACTGGATGAGCTTGTCGTCAATCGTGGTCTGGCGCTCGAACGCCTCGGACATGGCGCGGATCTCGTCCGCCGTCAGCCCTGCCGCACCACCTGTAGATTCAATCGCCGCGCGGGTCTGGGCCTGTGCTTCCTCCAGCTCGACCAGCGAATTGATGCCAGCGTGAACCTGGACGGCCAGCCCTGCCCCGACCGCGGCGACAGCAAGACCGACGTTGCGCCCGACGTTAGAGCTTGCCCGCCGCGCGGCGCCCTCGACACCTTCTACGTCGCCGCGGACACCACGAAGCACACCGCCCGCCATGTTGCGAGCGGTGACGAGGATTTGAAGCTCACGAGCCATCGGTCATGTCCTCATCGGGTGGGTCTACGGGGAACAGGGAGTCATGGACTTCACGCGCAGCGTCGCGGCCCTTCTGAACGATCAGGCGCTCACGGGCGGTGCCACGCCTGAGCGGCGGGGTGTGGTACATCTCCTCGGTGGCTGGCGTCCACATCAACTCGCCGATAAGTCGCCAGCGCAGGCGGGCCACTGTTCGAGGATCAGCTAGCCTCAGCTCGTCGTCTGTCCAGCCGGTGCGGAGTTGGATCTCGGCTTCGATCGCTTCGCTGCCCGCCTCGTCTCCCGGTTCGGTCCAGCGGGCGAGCTCTCCGGTGACGAGGGCGGAGATGGCTCGCCTGACGGGTTTGGGAGGGCCTGCCGTTTCAGAGCGTCGAGATACAGGGCATTGACTCGTGCACCGATGGTGTTGCCGATGTCATCGCGCAGCGTGCGAATCGACTTCTCATCGAGAAGCGTCGGCGTCCCGTCGTCCTCGAGGAAGGTCCACGCCTTGACCGCGATCTCAAGCAAGGCGAAGTGCTCACGCTCGGGATCGGTGACAGTGACGATGGCAGCGCTGCCGTCCTTGTTGTGGGCCGGTATGAACATGAGGCACTTGCGCTGAATGTCGGTCAGGTCGCCGTAGCCGTACTCACTTCTGACGGTGACGGTATCCATCTCGTGCGGCGTGCCCTCACACGGACACGGAATCTCGATCGTCTCGGTAGCGTCAGGGTCGATGCGGGCGCTCATCGCTCCACCATGCCGAAGTCATAAGTGCGTGGTGCTCCGGTCGCGGGCTTCGCATTGACATTGACGAAGTGCATCGGCACTCGGAGGAGCAGATAGGTTTCCGAGGATCGTCCGTTCGAATCGCTCACGACCTCCACGCGACTGGTCGGAAGTACGGAATCACCGACAGTGACGCGCGTCAGGGCGGGCTCGTCGGCTAGGTCTACCGTCAGAAAGGCGAGGTCATTCATGGCTCACTCCTGTTGGCTCACGGCACAAAGAGACCCCGCCGGGGTGAGCCATCCCGGCGGGGTCTCATCAATCACCTGCTACGGCAATGTGGCATTGGCTACGCCCGCAATGGCGAACACCACGTCCGTGGCTAGGGTGGAGTCGTAGGTGGCCAGCGCATCGACGCTGACGAGGTATTCCCCGTCACGCCCGTCCGGCTCAAGGTGAACGTCTTGGAACAGCAGGCGGTGATCGATGATGAGGGTCTTGGTGCCTGAGCCCGTGGCCGTGATCCGCCAGCGCCGTTCAGTCGGAAGAGAGCCCGCCACGGTGAAGATGTCCCAAATGTCCGAGACGGTCGTGGCGCTGAACTTGAGCATGGCCGTGACGGAGCACACGCGCTTGCGCAGCCCGATGGCCGAGGCTACATCGGTCGCCGAACCGTATGGACGTAGCGGCTTCTCCTGCTCGCCGCGGATGCGGTAGCTGACGAGATGCGCCGACAGAGCAGCGAGGGAGCCAAAGGCCGTGGCTACTGTGCCCTGGTTGAGCGTGGTCAGGTGTCCCTCGATTGTCTCCAGTACCGATGGGATAGCAAGGGCGGCGGTGGCCGTACCCTTGACGAGGTTCGCCGCCTGGAGATCGGCGCTGACCGTCCACATCGTGTTCTCGCCCGGGCCGATCTCGTCGTAGCCAAGGTCCACACTGGTCGCCACCACGCCAGTGGCGATCATGTCCTGCGTGTCGTTGTTGACCTCGTAGGTGGCCGACTCGTGCGTGGTCGTGGTGGTGCCGGCGGTGTAGGTCTGGGTATACGGTCCGACCCCGGTGTAGACGGGCGCGGCGTACATGTAGCGCAAGACCTGGCCCAGGTCCTCGAAGCGTGCCTGCGCCGAAATGCTGGCGGTGGCGATGCGAACGCCAGTCGATGCGCGCCCTCCGAGGTGGGCCACCTGCGTACCGAAGTCCTCTGTCGGGATCTCGGTCGCACGGTCAAGGGTGAACTCCCCCGAGCCCTCGTCAGTCGGGAAGATGGTGGTGGCATCGACCTCGGTGCCGAAGGTGGTTTCCTTCCCGAGCTGGATGCCACGATAGAGCGATTCAGCCATTGCCTACTCCTTGTCGGACTTGCTATCCGCCGTGGAGGCGGCTGGCTTGGACTCCGAATAAATGCCAGTGGCGAGCAATGCCCGCTTGACGGCTGCTCTGTCTTTGCCGTGACGCCCGCCCGCCAGAGCTTCGAGGTCGTCATCGGTCAGGTCGCGTGCGGGGACGCCCATGACGAACGGCACGCCCTCCTCATTGCCGGTGTAGCGCAGCATGGGTATCTCCTAATCGAGGTCTAGGACGGCTTCCAGTTCGGCTTCCGCGATACGCAGGGCCTCGTCATCCCAACGGTCGGCGGTGCGCTCAATGAATGGGTTGGGTCGGATACGCCCACGGAAGGCACCGGCTCGGGTGTAGCGGTCCTTCGTTCCACCTTGGACGATGGGATTCAGACGGTGGCGGGCGCTCACCACCGAGCCCGGTCGGTCGCGTCTGGCGTTCCTGGCGCGGACGGTAGGCTTGAGTCTGCGGGGTTTCGGCGGGGCCTCGGCACGCGCCTTGCCAGCCAAGAAGTTGCCCGCCTTCTTGGTGGCCTTCTTGAGCGCGTTGCTTGTGTCGCGGCTGCTCAGGTCATCGAGGGCCTCGGTGACTTCGGAGGAATCGACCCGTATGACGAGCGGCATCAGACGGCTACCGTCACGGTGTCCTCGGTCCACACCCTAGCCACGAAATGCCAAGCGTGGTACTCCGTCCCGGCGTAGGTGTACGAGTCGAAGTCGTAGTCACTAGTGACGACGGCCTTCATCACCACCGGAGCAAGGCCGAGCTTCATCTGCCCCTGCAAGGCTCCGCGCATGACCGGCCACCACAAGTAGATCCTATGTAGGTCCACCGGCTGATCGCCCGACGCCTTGTTGAGCAACAGGTACACATCGAAGTCGTGCTGATCCTTGATGCGCGCAGACGGGAAGCCCTCGGGCATCCCGAGCTCCCCCGAAGGCGGAGTGACGATGACGTAAGGCGTATCGGGGATGTTGTTGGGCAGCCGTGCCGTGGCGCCTGCGAGCGTGTAGCCGGTAGGCGGAGTGGCCGCCGCGAAGCGTGCCGCGATCGCATCGGCGATGGCCAGCAGATCGGTCGCCATCAGGCCACCAGGGCTGAGCGGTAGCGGTCCAGCGTGTGCTTGAACTCGGGCGCCACGATCTTGGTCACGATCGGTGCGCCCGTCTCATCGGAGCCAACGATGTCGGTCATGCCCGACTGCCGCCCGTGCCACGCACGCGTAGCGATGTTGAGGGCGACCGCTCTTACGTCGTCAGGCACCGCCGCGAATCCGGCGGTCATCGTGACCTTGATGGTCCCGTAGCCACGGTAGAAATAGGTTCCCGTATTGAGGACGATCTGCGTGGCCGGCTCACCATTGAGCAGATTGAGCGGGCGCAGGAAGTATTCGGTGCTGGCCACGGTCGTGAAGGCGCCGCCTGTGGTAGTCGCGGTCTCCAGCAACGTCACAGCCCGCACGCCGAGCCGGAACAGGTCCAGCGTAGAACGGTCAGGGTTGTCCGGTCCCCCGCCGTCGAAGGTGTACACCGCCGACGCCACCGGACCCATGACCCGCCCGGTGTACGCCTCGACCCATTGGTTCGTCTCATCCACGATCTCGGTCAGGATCGCGTCACGGGTGGCATCAACCGAGGTGTTACCGGTCCGCGCCTTGAGTTGAGCGAGCGTGACGTAGACGCCGAGGGCGGTGGCCATGGGTGCTCCTAGCGACGGCGAGAGGGACGCCCAACGGGCGGGCCAGTGGAAGATCCGGGTGGCGGTTCGGGCGAGGCAACCGCAAAGGCGGTTGGCTCGAAAGCATCAGGGTTGAACATCAATCCACCTTCGTCAGCAGCAGCGAGCTGCCACGCATCGCCCGCACCACGAGGCTGGCAAGCTCGGCTGCCATGAGCAATCGGAGGTTGCCGATCGTCGACGCCACAAAGACGCCTTCGATCGTCATGAGCAGGTTGGCATTGGCAGTGTCCACACCGATCGTCACGCCAGGGCGGGTGTTCTTGAGACGGGCTGTCTTAACCTCCATCAGCCCAGCCGCCGTTCCGACACCCTGCTGGTCGGCGATGCCCGTCGCTGCTGCACCTCCGGTCGAGCCGAAGTAGGCGTTGGACACGAACTCAGTCAGCGTGCCAGAGTGATCGACCACGAACTCCACACCGGTCGTAGTGGCCGTGGTCTGATAGATGACCCGATACACAAACTGGTAGGTTCCAGCTGCCAGAGAAGCGACGGTGAGCGAAGTCAGCTCCACCAGCGTGATGCCGGTGATGTCGGCCTGATTCGCCGTCAGCGCCCGCGTCGTGATACGCGGGTCATTGCCTCCCCCACCATGTGAGTGACCCGCCGCCAGCGCAGCAGCATCGACCAGGGCCAGGAGTGACCGTCCGTATGCCGTCGTAGAAAGCGCAGCGATGGCAGTCAGGTCAGAGTCGATGGGCTGGTAGGCGTTGGCTTCCGCAGTGGTCAGATACTCGGGGTGCGGATCGACCGCTTGTTCATGCGCCGTGACCTTGGCGGCAGCCTCTGCGCTCGTTTCGTAGACAGGGTGCGGATTAGCGGCAGCCTCATGGGTGGTAATCGCTCCGGTGACTTCGGAGTCCCGCGCGATCCCTGTGGGGATATCCGCATCGACATGAGCGTGAGCAGTCGGGGTCCGAGCGTCCGACAGGCGCGGATCGGTGTCGGCCACCACTCCCTCGATGACGTGATTCTCGTTCCAGTTAGACGGCTGGATCAGGTTCGGGTTGCCCGAATCAGAGGCCGCCGAAACCTTGACGTGGGCGACGCGCATCGGGGGTGCCTCCTAGTACAAGGCATGGCCGGGGTGGTACTAGCACCCCGACCGTCAACTATGGTGCGACACAATCCCCCGCCTTGGCTATTGGACGTTCGACCGACGACTGCTAGGCCGAATAGATGACAGTCACATCTGAGGCCGCTGCGAGGGTGACCGACAAGAACCCGCCGACATCCACGTCGTAATAGTAGGTGCCCTCAGCGATACTCGACTTGAGCGTCGCGAACGTGCCAGCCGCATCGGTCAATGTCACGGTCCCCGCGGCGGTGGTATTGATCACGATCGCGTGGAGCTGCCCCTGACTATCTAGGATTCCCCCGCCTGCGGCGGCACCGACCACAAGCGTGTCATTCGTGCCGGCGATGACCCAGCCGGCACCTACCACATCGGTGACAGTCACAAACCACTTGGTCCCGGTCGCAACCGCATCCGCGAGCGGCGTGATGGTATCGGTGATGACATTGCCGCGCAGATCCGTGCCGGTGACGGCGATAGTGCCGAGCGTGTCGGTCGTGACGACGGTGGTATGGGTAACCGTGATGCGCCGCGCACCAGGGGTAGTGGGCATAGTGGCGTTGGCTACCGTGTAGGCGCCCACGATCATGTTGGTGGTGGTGACGAAGCGATTGGCTACCGCCGGGTTAGCAGCACTGAGTCGGAGCTTACTGGCCATCTCAGCGGCCCTTGAACGAGTCGGTCGTGATCGCCTTGCCAGCGGCCGGTTCGGGCTCCGGCTCCAGCTCTAGCTCAGGCTCCTTTGCCTTGCGGCGAATGCTCAGTCGTCGCTTCTCGCCGGGTGCGGAGGTGGCTTGCTCGACTGCGCGCACCGTTCCCGCGCGCAGCACGAGCGGGGCAAAATGGTTCGGCATCTTCTTGATGGCCGGATCGTCGGCGGGTACGACCTCGCCCGCGTGGTATTCGACCTCGGCCCCGTTGAGATGGCCGACGAATGAATCGGTGACGGTGTAGTGCGTAGGCGCAGCCATGCGGATCATCCTCCAGGGGGGTGGGGTGAGGGATGGCGACCGATGCCGCCATCCCTCGACAGAGCTACGCCTAGGTCAGGTAGCGCAGCGTGCGACCGGCATCCACGTTGATGGGCGCCGCGTGATTGCGGTACATGAAGTACAGCGCCTGCTGGCCGGTGGCCAGGGCAGACGAGTTGAGGATGAACGGGATGAACTGCACGCTCATGCCCACCCGCTCCACGATCACGTAGGACTGCGGAGCGAGCAATGTCCCGATCACGATGTTGGCCGTCTGCGCTGTCGGCAGCGAAGGCGACTCGTTGACGGGATAGCCCAGCAGCCGAAGGCCAGTGTTGCCCGCGCGATCGAGCTCGGGAATCCCGACAGACTGGTACTGCTGGCCACCGAACAGCTTGCCGCCCGTCGTCTCCAGCGTCTGGAAACGACGGATGGACTGGCGATTCAGGAACCACTGCGCACCGAAGCGATGCCGTACCGGCAACGCCGCCTCGACTGCATCCGCATCGGCCGCTGCGAGGGTAACCGACGTGGCCGTGGTGATCGAGGTATAGGCACCCGTGGTGCCGTTGACGGGACCGACGCCAATAGACGCGGTGCCCGCACCGGCACCAGTGGCCCACGAAGTCTCTTCCTCGTTATCCTTGGCCTCCTGAATAAGGACGGCCATCTCGGACGCGAGGTCGGTGCGGTCCTGGAACATTTCGAAGCTAGCCGTGATCTGGCCCTGTGCCCGCTTCACGATGTACTGCGGCTGAGCGAAGGTCGGCCCCTGCTCAATGGCGGCCGCAGCCTCAGTGGTGCGGGTCGCCACGACCGCCGTGGCGGTCAGCGCGTTCCACGTATCGGTGCCGACGATGTTCACGACGCGGCAGGCGCGCCGGTACGGGTTGACCGCACCGGACCATGCACCGATGGCGATGACGGTCGGGTCGAAGGCGAACGGGACGGTAAACCCGCCTGTCGCATCCACGCCCACCGCCAGCGCCGTACCGCGCTGCTCCTCGGGGGTCAGGCCGATGGTGCTGCCCTTGGCCTTGATGATCTTCTCGAACGCACGCAGGTAGACGGGCGATCCGGTGTACTTGATGCGCCGCGCGAGTTCCCCATCGGGACTGTCGTGATGATCGAGCAGATCGGCGATCTTGTCCCGGCTGCGCGCCTCGTCGGCGAGCCCGTAGGGGAACGATGCCTTCTCGGTGATGCGCATGGCGTCGTCGCGGAATTCGACCACGCGACCCTCAAACGAGGTCGCTCGTGACTCCGGGCTGTGCAGCTCGGACTCGGACTTGCGGTTGATCTGGTTGACGGTCTTCGTGGGCTCGAACACGCGCTCGACCTTGGCCGGATCGGCCGCGCGCTCGATGAGCACCGCCTGGCGCGACTCCCACGCCTCGAGGTCCTTGCCAAGCTTGTCGCGCTCGTCAACGTCGGCGTTCCAATGCACCTGCTCCTCGTCAGGCAGGATGCCCGGATAAGCCGACGCCTGGCGCGCGAGCGCCTCATTGAGTTCATCGAAACGAGCCCGCTTGTCTTCGATGGTCGTAAGGGGTTCCACTGGTTCACTCCTTGAATCAGAAGGCCCGCTCTCAAGCGGACTCTCGGGGACTGGCGCCGGTTCGTCCGGCGGCGGTTCGATCCGCGGAGTGTCCGGCTGCGACGGCTCCTCGATGGGAGTGTCGTCCGGCGGCTCGTCGGATGGGGGTGCGGCTTCGGTATCGACCGAAGTGCGGGCGACTTGTGCTGATCGCAGCAGCGCCTCGAACTGCTCGGGGTCGCGGCTGCGCTGATAGAAGGTATCGGTAGTCGAGCGGGCTCCGACCGTGGCCTTGGGATTGGCCGGGAAGGTAACCGGGCCGAACTCATAGACCCGCGCCTCGGTGATGGTCCGCTCGGGTAGGCCCTCGGGGTTGTGATCCGAACGCTCGGGACTGTGGTCCCACACGTCCTTCTCGACGGTGAAGCGGAAGGATGAACCATAGGCCCCTGCCATCAGGCCCGGTGCGAGGTCGCGGTTGTAGGACGTGTCGAACAGCGGCACGATATAGGCCGGACCGATGTTATCGGAGCGCAACTCCTCGATACGGCCTAGCACCTTGTTGCCGATCTGCGGGTCCTGGCCGTGGTCATACAGGACCTTCATCTGGTCGCGGCTCTCGCGCATCGTTTTCTGGAAGGCGCGCGGGCTCACGCTCTCTAGGAAGTGACCTTCGAGGAACGAATCGACCTCGTACCAATCCCCATAGGTCGAGAAGTGGCCCACCATCGTCGGCATTTCACCATCACTGGCACGGGCCTCGACGGCTGAAGCCACGGCACGAGTAACAGGGAACGGCAAGCGGGCAGGTGGAACCGTAGCCAAGTCTTCAGGTCTCAGGTGTCCAGCCATAGAGTTCACTCCTGGTTCGTTGGCGTACAAAGCGGCGAGCTGTTTCTGGGCAGCAGCCTTAGTGGCATGGCAACCAGCTACCGATGAATCACTGTCCTTGATGACAGCGAAAGGCTTAGAGTCAGAGCATTCCTTGGATGAGCCGATATGCCAGGGCATTCACGCCTCCACCGGCATCGTTGGTTTGCCATTGCTGGGCGCGGGTTCAGTCATGGAACCAGGAGGCTGGAGCTGGACCGATACCAGACCAGTCCACTTGAGCAGGCTCATGTCTTCGGCGTTCACCGCCTTGATTACCGAGGGCGGGTCGTATCCGCCGTCCGTTAGGGCGCGAATGGTCTGCGCCTTGATCTGCTGAATCTCGGCAGCGTCCTTACGGTCCTCACGCAAGAATGGGATGGCACTGGCATCGACCCACAACTGCGAGCCGGGCGGCGGCTTGATAAGCGTCTCCATCGAGCCGCAGAAGTTGCCCCATAGCCACCACAGCGTCTTATCGGCGACAAGGCGCCGGGCCGCACCGAAGTTGCCCGCATTGAGGCTCGCGCCCTGCAACCCCTCGGATAGTCCGGCGATGGCCGGATGGATGCCACCGGCCGCCGCCATGCGCGTCTCGCCCGCTCCCTGGGTAGCCTTGAACTCCAACTGCTGGAGATCCTTGCCAACCACGGTGACATCTGCGCCCGCGGTGAGATACAAGGTGCGGTAGGCGTTAGCGACTCCGGTATGACCGGTGTCAATGATCTTGCGCCACTCATCGAACTGCGCCTTGGTCGGAGCATCGGGACGCTTGACGACCATCTGCGGCGTGGCGCCACTCTCGAAGAACTTGAGTTTATGCGTGGTGGCCGCCGAATCGCCCATGATCTCGCGCACAATGGGCGTGATCCAGCTCATACCACGCACGTGGGCTTCTGGATCAGGAATGGGGGCAAAGTGAGCAATCTGGCTGCGTTGCAGATATTCGGGCGGATTACCGCTGTGTTCTCCACCGGGATAAAAGATGACGCCCAGGAATTCGGCATTGAGGTCATCGGATGACACATCGGGATCGTCGGTCCCGAATACCATCGTCACCCATCCCGGATGCAGCCGCTTGATCTGGTCGAGGCCGCGAATCCTGCGACGGGTGGCGTAGAAGTTGCCGGCGATGTCGGCGTCGGTAATGGCACGCGCCAACAGATCGCCGGTTGTGGCGTTGGCCCACGGGTGTTGCAGAATGTCGAGGTTCGGGTCGCCAAACAGGTGACCATCAGCAAAGCCCCGATACCGGAAGCGAGCCTGCGAGAACAATGCCAGCCGATCACGCATGATCGAAAAAACGATGCTGTTGCCCTTATAGGCCCGCTGCACGTAGCTCGTGAAGTTGGACTCGATCTCCTCCTCGCGCGAACCAGGCGTGGTGAGTTTGAGGTTGTCGAGCGGATACGTCTGACCGTCGAAGTTGATATACGGCCAGAAGTTATCGACGCCCGGCAGCCACGCAGGGATCACCGTCGAACGCGACGGCCCGATCATCCATTCAGTGAAGCGTTCAATCAGCCCCATGCGGCCAAAACCTCTTGAGGTGGAGCAGTCCACAGCGCCCGGTCTACCGCGAGGGCCAACGCGATCACTCCGTCGATCCGTCCGCGACTCTTCGACTTCTGGAGCGTGAAGCCGCGCTCGTTGAATCTCGGCACGGCATTGAGAACATGGGTGGCCAGAACCTCGTCACCATCATGCCTGAGCTCACCACGCTTGATGAGTTCCAGCAACGAGCCACAGATGGGCGTCATACGCTCCGGTGACTGCGGGACTTCCTCCATCGGCTGGCCCTCGTCGGCCAGCATCTTGGCCGGCACATCGAAGAAGCGGTTGTCGAAGCTCACCGCCTGGAGGTCGTAGGCGCGTGACAGTTCGCGGATGTGCTCCATCACGTCGGTGACATCGACCGGCTCACCCGGAGTAGGGAGCCAGAAGCGGGCGGTGGCCCTGAGCATCCCGGTCTCGTCACGCTGCACGGCCACGACGGCGGTCGAGTCACGCTTGAGCCCCACGTCCACGCCGACCCATGTCGGAGCGCCGGCTACGAAGTCATACGGGTCGGCCAACGCGTCCCACGTCGGGCGTCCGTTGGGCCCGAGCCAGGAGTCCACGCCCTCGTAGTGCTGGCCCAGCCGGAAGATGCGGAAATGTCCTTCGGGTGTGATGCCCAGATCCGTCTCCAAGGCTGACTCTCTGAGAAAGCCAGCCTTGATAGCGAAGTTGGCCACCCGCCACGCCGCCCGATCATCGACCTTGCAGTCATCGGGAGCGGCGTATTCGCGGAAGTACAGACCCGGCAGCTCGGCCCCTTCCTTGATCTTGGTGCGGAGATGGGTCAAGGCGTTGTCGCGGTCCAGTCCTGGTGTCCCCACACCGATGGCGAGAGAGCGTGCGCGCTTGCCCGACCCCATACGAAGGGAATCCCACGACTCGATTGGTTGGAATCCGATCTCGTCCACGATGGCCAGGGAATAGTCCAGCCCTTGAAGCCCATCGGTGTCGTTGGAGATCGGGAACATCTCGCCTTCGTTGAAGGGGACGACGATGCGTGGGGTGGCGATACCGGTGTAGATGAGTGCTCGGCTCAGTAGCTCTGGCTCAGCCTTGACCATCGACACGCCCACGCCATAGCACGAGCGGATGGCCTGCCCCACGGTGGTGGCTACGACGGGTACCTGTGGTGATCCCGTCTCGTCATCATCGAAGGTGGCCCAGTCGGCCAGCGCACCGCCGAAGGTTGATTTGCCGTTGCCTCGCGGTGTGCCGAATACGGCTAGGTCGATGCCATCGGCCAGAGCTTCTTCCAGAAACTCCTTCTGCTCCATCGCCAGCTTGAGCGGCTTGCCGTGGCCCTGACCCTTCGGAGCTCGGCAGTAGGCCTCGATGAAGCGGATGGCCCTGCCCCAACGGGATAGGTTCTTAGGCCACGACTTCCATGGGCCAGGAGAGGTATCAGCGACTCGTTTGGTAGCGTAGCCGTAGGTTCTAGGCATGTTCACCGTGCACCGTGTATCGTGTACCGCATGAGTACCTACAAGCGGCGCATCGTCTATCTCAGCGATGAGGAATGGGAGCAGCTCGGTCGGATCGCAAAGGGGCTCAAGCAGACGATCAGCGCGACGGTTCGCGACCTACTGTTTGTCCCGTTGCCATCGGAGCACAAGCCGATCGTCAGCGTGACTAGCCAAGCTCGACGCGACGAACTGCTACGGAAGATCAACAGGAGCAAGTGATGACTGATAGCACGACTCGCACTGAGCCACGGCACCACTACGAATTTGACTGTGGCAACTGTGGTGAGCGCATCACCGCGCTGATTCCCTGCGAGGCTGCTAAGGCTCCCGCACGATCATCGGAGCAGGTGATTCGTGATCTCTTGGAGATTCGAGCAGATCTCCGTGCTCTCATAGCAACACTAGATGCCCCGAATCCACAATTCGCCCTCTCGACTGGCATCGGAACCATCGACTATCGCCTTGCGCTCATTCCTCGTGAGTTGGCCCGCCTTTAGTCCGCCGAGTGTGTGCAAAACGT